CAAGGTATTCTTAAACATCGAGATTTATTAGGAAATATCGTTGAAAGTGTTGTAGACGAGAATTATAAATTTGATGCTTCTGCTGGTGATATTGAAATTGAATGGGAATGGATAAATCAAGTTTGGGAAGGTTGGCGTATCGGTGGTTGTCATAGTGGTATTTATATTAAGCCGCGACCTATCGAAGTTCAACGTGAAAGATTTAACAATTATAGTGATTGTAAATTACCTTATAATGGTATTGTAGGTTTACATAAAGATAATCTTCGTAATCCTATTCCTTTCCGTGTTTTACCTTATCTTGCTCTTTATCGTATTTATACTTTACAACAAGAACGTGCAGTAGCTAAGTTTAAGTCTTGGTTATTATTCCCTGAAAGTATTCTCGCTGATAGTAGCGATATGACTACTGAAGAACGTCTTGCTGTTGCGAATAAAGATAGTTTCTTACCGTTTGATGATTCTGATGCACAACCTAATGCTTTACAATCTATTCGAGAAGTAGCTACAAGTGCTATTACGAATTATATTCAAATGCTTGATAATCTTAAACAAGGTTTGAAAGCAGAAGCTTGGGAAGCAGCTAATATGAATAATGCTCGCTTTGGTGATGCCAAAGATTATGCTGGTAAGGCTGTTAATGAATCAAATTATTCTCAAGCAATGACCGGAAGTGTTTGGAGTCTTGAATGTTTTAATCTCTTCCGTGAACGTGATTATGTTGCAAATATTGATTACAGTAAGTTTGCTTGGATTGATGGTAAACGAGGTTCTTATGTAGATCCGACAACTAATAAAGTTGTTGTAGTTGATATTGATGGTTCTTCTGATTTCTCTGGTAATATTGGAATTTACATTCGTAATAATGCCGATGTTCAGAATAAACTGAACATGATGAAAGAACTTGCATTTAGTGCAGGTCAGAATGACCAACTGGAAGTTGCTATTGAAGCTATTGAAAATAATAATATTACTTCTATTGCTAAGAATATTAAGAAAGCTATTCAAGCTCGTCGAGATTATGAACTTCAAATGCAACAAGTTCAACAACAAGCTCAAGCAGAAGTTGAACAAATTGTTAGTCAGCGTGAAGCAGCTAAACAAGAATTTGAAGCTCAACAAAATGCTCTTGATAGAGAACATGATGTTAATCTTGAGATTCTTAAACAAGAAGGTGAAAAAGAGATTTGGAATATGCGACTTAAAGTCGATACCAATGGAAATGGTAATATAGATAAGGATGAAGCTATGGCTGCTCAATCTGGTTATACTGCTTCTGATGTTAATAGAATAAAGTTACAAAAAGAATTAAAGCAATGATGACCGAGAATTATCGACGGCGAGCAAGAGAACCTGCAAGATAATACTACTATAATTATTGATAATATATTATATATAGTATATCTTTGTTCATGTAATAATATTCAACTATAAATAAATACTAATATGGCTGTTGAAAAAGTTGTTATACCTGATGATGAAACTCAAGAGCAAAAACAAGAACGTCTTCGTAAAGAATTAGAAGAACGTAAAACTAAGGAAGCTAAAGAAGCTCAAGAAGCTGAAGAACGACGTAAAGTTGAAGAGGAAGCTGCTCGTAAGAAAGCTGAAGAAGAAGGTGATAAGGGTGGTTCTACTGGTAATGGTGAAGAAGAAACTGAACCGGAACAAGTAGAAATTGATGGTACTCTTTATACACTTGATGATAACAGAAACGCCGTAGATGATAACGGTGAAATTAAGTTCACAAAAGAACAAATTGATGCAATGTCTGATGAAGGTGCTAATGAATTAGACGGTGATTATATCGAAGCTATTTCAAAAGCAAGTGGCATTGTTATTAAAGATGAGAAAGGTGAACCTGTTAAGTTTGAACCTACGATTGAGGGTTTTGCTAAACGTGAAGCTGCTGTAAAAGCTCTTGGTGAACGAGAGGGTTTTGCAAAAGGTTTTAACGAGTTTTTAGCTAACAATCCTGATATTGCAGCTCTTGTTGAATATAAGAGTAAGTTCGGTACAATCGAAGGTTATTCGGCAAATGTAGATTATAGTAAAGTTGAAATCAAAGATGATGATAACTTACTTGCTGATTTAATCTATAAAGCTGAAATTCAAAAAGGTACTTCTCCGGAACGTGCCAAACGAATTGTTGAGTTTGCAAAAGCAAATAACACTCTTAAAGACGATGCGACTGAAAGTCTTAATTGGTTGCGTAAAACTCAAGAGAGTGAGATTAAAGCAATTCATGAACGTGAGGCCAAAGAAATGCAGGCTGAACTTGAAAAGGAAATTAAATACTTTGGTGTTTCGTATGAAGATGACGGTACTGTCAAAGTTCATAATGCACCGGGTAGTCTTTATGATTTAATTGTTGTTAAAGGTCAGATTGGAGAATACGCTCTTCCGAAAGAAGGTCTGAGAATTAAGACAACTGATGGTGAGAAACTTATTTCTCGTCAAGAGTTATTTGATTACTTCTCTCGTCCTGTTCAAGAGATTAATGGAATGGTTTATAGTCAAGCACAGATTGATGAGATTAATCGTCTTTCTAATCCTGCTGAATTGGCTATGCGATTTATTATGAATCTTGATGGTGGAGTTGACCAACTGATTAAAGCTGAACTTGCTAAAAAAGAAGTTAAACGTCTTCGTTCATTAGCAAGTAAGACTGGTAAAAACAATGGTAATCCTAAGGTTCATAAGATTGCAAAGGATGATAAAATTGTTTTACCTATTAAATAAAGCAAATGTTCTTGCCTTATAATAATAACTTAACCAAAAATCTAAATTACAATGCGTGAAATTGGAACTGTAAAATTTGACTCGAATCAATATACAGATGCTAATATGCTTCTGAATTTTGATTTGATTGACCCTGTTAAACTTAATCGTAATCTTACTTATCTTTGGGGTAAGGATAGTGACAAGTATCCTCTTCTTACTCTTACTGAGGGTCAAGGTGCTGTTACAACAAAAGTTAAGCTTAATGGTGGTGATACTCAATATACTTGGGAAATTGCTCCTCGTCAGCGTGTTACTTCTCGTCTGAAAAAGCTGGTATCTGATAAAAGTGCTATTCAGCCTTACGGAACTGTTGAGGTTGAAATGGAGGATAATTGGTTTATTTATCAGCACACGGCTATTGCTCCTTCGGGTATGCAATGGCGTATTCAGAATGAGGGTATTGCTACTTCGACTGGCGGATACGTTTATCGTTTTACCAATATGTCGGGTGCTCCTATCTCGGCTGATGCTGTTGCAAAAGACTTTATTAGTGGTGCTATTTGGGCATTAGGTGCTTCGACTATTCCGGGTAGCAAGTCTGATGGAAACCGCTCGAATAACCAGTCGTTCAGCAAGGCAACCAACCAGTATGGTTACTATCGTTTCTCGAAAGAGATTGCTGGTAATATGGGTAATAAGGTTGTTAATATTGCCTTTGATACTGAATCTGGTGGTGAGCGTAGTCTGTGGATGCCTTACGAAATGAAGATGTGGGAAATCATGCGACGCGAGATGCTCGAAGAGGACTTGTGGTTCTCGGAGTACAACCGCGATTCGAATGGTATTATCCACTTAAAAGATGAAAAGACTGGTGAGGCAATTCCTCGTGGTGCTGGTGTTCTTGATATTCTCAAGGCCGTTAGTAATTATGAAACGTATTCTGTTCTGACACTTAATCGTTTCGACCGTATCATTACTCGTATCTTTGATAATCGTATTGATTCTACCGTTGAGGAACTTGTTCTTTATTGCGGTAAAGGTTTCGCACGAATGTTCAATGATGCTATCTACTATGATGCTCGTCTTAAGAATTACTTTGTAACTCTTGGTGATAACGAGATTAAGAGTGATGGTGAGATGATGTCTTATGGTAAGTATTTTAACCGTTATAAGATGTTTAATGGTAAGATTCTTACTGTCAAGATTGTTGATATGTTTGACCACGGTATTCGTGCTCGTCGTGACCGTGAAGCCGGTAATATGTATCAAGGTCTGCCTATTACTTCTTATAGTGCTGTATTCCTTGACCATACTATGGGTTCGAATGGTGAGCGTAATATTAAGTTTGTTTGTGAAGAGGGTCGTGAGTATAAAATAGGTGTCTATAAAGGTATGGCTGAACTGCCTGCTTCGTGGGGACTTGCAAGTGGTACTCAACTGTCGGATACGAAGGATATTGCTTCTTATGAAGTTCTTGGTTCGCAGGGTATCAATATTGATAATCCTACTACTTCGTTCTGGCTTGATTTAGCTCTGAACTAAACACCCAATTTGAGTAGTAATAATCGAAAGGTTATTACTACTCATTAACATATAAAAGATTGAATAACTTAAAATGTTAAAAATATGATTAAAGTTAATCGTTCAGTTCGTATTGAATGGAGGAACAATCCTTCTTCTTTTGAACTTCGGAATAAAGATGCTTTCAAAACTGATTTTCTTCGTCTTGGTTCTGCTATTCGTCCTGTTAATGAATTGCTGAGCCGTAGTGAGGAAATGCGAGTTCTTCTTCCTACTGTTGTTGGTGTATCTCCTATTGATAGTTCTTGGCAAGAACGAATCACTACATACTTAAATGATTTTCTTCTTGAGATTCCTATTCATGGCTTAGAGTTCGATACTTCTTACGTTTTAGATTTAGGTAATCCTGCTCTGAAAAGTAATATCGACGAACTTATCGTTAAACTTAAAAAAGCTGATAAGATTAAGAATGAAACTGGTTCGGAACTTGAAGCTATTGTTCTGAAACGGATTAAGGAACTTGATGAAACGGAACTTTATAAGTATGTTACTTTTGTTAATATTCCCGATTATATTAGTTGGAGATATTGCCTTTTAAGTAGCAAGGTTGCTAATAAGGTTGAAGATATTAATAAGAGCGTCAATATTCAATTTTATCTTACTTCGGATAGTGAGCGTAAAGCACTCAAAGCTGCTCGGACAAAACTTCGCACTGATGCTCTCAAGAAATATACAGAACTTATTAATAATCCGAATAGCGCACTTATCGACAATGTTGTTGTATCGATAGGTAGCGTAGGTGATTATTCGGAATTTATGGCAATGACTGCCGATGATAAGCAATCTGTTCTTCTTGAACTTATTGACAGTGACCCGCAGAAGTTTATTAGTATTGTTGATGATAAACATCTGGAGATGAAAGCTAAGATTACTATTTATCTTTGGATGAATATTATTCGACAACTTCCGAATAGTTCTATCATTGTCGATGCTTCTAATCCGGAAAATGTTATTGGTAATAATATTAATGATGCTATCTCGTATTTCTCGAATGATAACAACAAAGGTATTGTTGCCGAGTGGAATGCGAAGTATCGTAGTTTGAAAGGTTAGTCATGTATGAAACGGTAAAAGAATTACATATCGAAATAGAGCAACGAATACAGCAGATAACATCTAATAGACATCGGAGTATTGCTCCTCAGTTTATTGATATGATGCTGAATCGAGCTGCCGTTAAATATATACAAACTAAATCAAATAGGAAAACTAATTATAAAGGCGAAGGTCTTGAAGATAGTAAAAAACGTGTAGATGATATTCAATCATTAAAACGTGAAACACCGTGGCTTAAACTTAAACGTGATAAGCAAGATGCGGATTATCCAAATAGAGCTTTCGTTATTCTTCCGGGTGATTATCTAAAACTTATTTCTTCTACTTCTCGATTAACTTATGGTAAAACTCGATTTGTTGAGAATTTACATGAGGTTTATCCTGATGATGAAGTTAAGAATTTGTATTATCATCTAATTGATTTGTCTAAAATTGCCTTAACTGGTGATGAATTTAATGGACAAATTATTGTTAATGGGAATGGGATTGATATTTCAGATATTCTTTCTCTTTATGATAGTGATTCAGATAAGATTGATTTGTATGAAATTGCAGGTTTAACTTGTGATAGATTACGTCAAGCTCTTTCTAATGAATATAATGTTTATTGGGAGAATCTAATTGGTCGTTATTATAAAGATTGTATTATTATTACTTCTAATGCAAAAGATGAAATTGCATTGAAAGTTAATGATACAGACATTCCTGTTATTACTTATAATACTACTTATGACGAGTTCGTAAATGTAGGAAATAAGTTTTCTGAAAATGATTTAATTGCTACCGAAAATATTCGAGCTACTCTAAACAACTTCTATGGTAATAAAAATAGACATCTTAATCCAATAAGTGAACTTGTTGATGATAGGCTGTTTGTTTATTACGGTGATGATTTTTGTGTTGATGCGGTTAAGATTTCATATATTAAGAAGCCACGTCTTTTTAATATTGATATTAATCAAATGTCAGATATGGAAGTTACACCTGATTTCATAGATAGTGTAGTTAGCGATATTCTTCTTGTTCTTAAAGATGACAGTTTTAGTGCTGTTAAACAACAATCAAATTTAGAATAGAAAATGAAAAGTGTAATTGTCGCAAATGATTTTCTGACAACACTTGCTAATAATGATGTTAGCAAGCTGACTCGCGGACAAGCTGTTCTTCTTAATTCGGCTGGTAAAGTCGTTGCAGCTGCTTCGGATGTCAAGGATGACGAAATGTTGCAGTTTGTTCTTGGTCTTGGTGATGGCAAGGTTAAACGCGGCGTTTGGATTAATCCTAAGTGGTCGAAGCAACATAAGGAAAAGTATCTTGCTCCTGCTGGTAAAACGTATAAGTTTACGAATCTCGTAGCTAATCGTGGTATTGGTTATCAAGGTTTCGATGCTGAGGTTATTATCTCGTGCAAACCTATTAATTCGTTTGGTGGTTATCCTCTGGAAGTTTACAATGCCAGTGTAACTATTAACGGAATTGATGAAGCAAGTGCCGATATTATTGCTCGTCTGAAAGTTGAGGTTGAAAAGACTTTAATTAAGATTAATGCTCGCTTTGGTGCTGATAGCATCACGATTGATGATTTTACCGAAGCAAGTGTTACGTTCACTGGAGCCGCAGGTTTTGAGTATTATGTAACGTTTGATGGTATTCTTCGTGCTATGCTTGAAGAGGGTACTGAGAATCAAACTCCGGTTGGTACTTATGACCAAGTTGCTAAACTTGAGAAAGAAGCAGATGTTGCCGGCGTAGGTTATAATCCTAATTTCAAGGAATATGACCGTGTTTATGGTGATATTTTTACAGCTACCGAGGGTGTTATGTATGACACTTATGTAATTACTTCTCGTGCTGATTTCACACATCCCTTTAATTTACATACAGAGGGTTTACAGGTTACTCAATTTATTGCTATTGACAATACTAAGAGTACTGCAATTACTGCACTCGAAACGGTATTAGCACTCATTAAGTAAGAAATTGATTTGTTAAAAATGTAACCACAAGGATAACTCCTAATGCTATTAATTGTGGTGTTAGGAGTTATTCTCTTAATGATGCTAATGTTATGTGACAAGTGGGCGTGCAACCTCCTGCCCCACCGGGGAGCGAGGCCGCAGGCCGAGCCATACAAGTTGCACCATTATTATTAATCGTCATATAACAATAAATACGATTAGTATTATGATAAAGAAAATATGGAATAAAATAACTACTTTTTTAAGTGGTTATTATTCAGAACATAAAGACGATATTATTATTGGTTTCGTCATTGCTACTGTCGTAGGTATTTTATTTAAGGCTACTGTTGCTACTTGGTTTATGAGTTTATGGATTACATTAGCTTATCAAATCATTACTTGTGGTATTCAAGCTGCAAGAAAGAAAACAGTAACTGGTCTTAAAATTCATCCTATTATTATTAACTTTGTAGTTGGAGTATTTATTTCGTTATTGTTCTTGGTATGGCAGTAATTAATCTTCGAAATGTTGTAGCGCTCGGTGTACTCGAAGATGGTGTATATCCGAGTGTTTATAATGGTCAAACCGGAGAATATATTGGTACAGTAGATGGTGAAGGTACTGGTGTTAAAACAGTTCCTACATTATATATGTACTATCGAAAGAACGGCCACCTATATTTATATAGGACAAAGGAGAGGATTGAAATAGACTTAACTAATGTAACTGCTTACGATAATAGTGCTCTATTTAAGCTAACTGAAAAATCTGATATTAGTTCTGCAAAGATTACTGAGTTTGAATCTCGAAATATTGATGTAGGACATTATGAATATAAAGTTCCGTGGGTTAAATCAACTCAACAATATCTTTATATACTTGTACCGATTGTTCGTTCTATACATACAATTACAGTACAAGGTATCATAAGTAATCAGATATTCACTCTTACTGGTATTTATGTTCATGAAGGTAAATCTTGGTGGATTTATCGAACGAATGTAAAGACCAATTTTGATTTTAATGATGCTGTTAATGAGATTCTTGATGTTCAAGTATATGTTCGTGAGCTTACAGCTGAGGATTTAAATCCTGTTGAACAACTTACAAAACTTTTATTTGAACATATTAATAATAAATTTAATCCTCATGAGGTAACAAAAGAACAAGTTGGTCTTGGCAATGTTGATAACACTGCCGATATGGATAAACCTGTATCTCGACCTCAAAAAGAGTACATTGATGCTCTTGAAAATAGGGTTAAAGGTTGGTTCAAACAGTTGAATGTTTGGATTAACAATCATGTTGCAGAAGTTAATAAGAAGTTTCAAGATGTTTGGGCTGCTATAAACAAGAAACTTGATAAAGAAGATTACGAGAATGATAAAGATAATTTCAATGCTCATATTCGTAATTATGATAACCCTCATAGAGTTACTGCCGCACAAGTTGGTTTACCAACAGCCGCAAGTGATATTGAGAAATTAAAACAAAAAGCTCAAGAACTTCAAGGTTTGCTTATTAATAAGCAAGATAAAACTTCTGAAGAACTTGTTACTGATAATAAACGTATTGTAGATGCTATTAATGAGATTTATGGTATTGTTGTAGAACACAATAATCATGTTCGTAGCAACAGTATTAATCAAATTGAAGTTACAAGCGAAATTCCTACTACGTTTGAAGATGGTACACTTTGGATTCGTATTCCTCGAAATGAAGAAGATTATATAACAATTAAGATTGAAGCTGTTCCGGTTGATTCTATTATACGAATGATTAATTCGGAAGGTAAAGAATCGGCAGGTGTTGGCAGTGCAAGTCTTGAATGTTTAATTCAAAGTCGTTTACATTATATTGTAGAAAAAGAGAATTACATTACAAAAGATGTTTATGTCGATGTAGGTGTTGAAGATACGACAATTAATGTTGTTCTTGCACCTAAGACTAAAAAGACATTAACTGTAAATGCAACTCCTGATAATGCTTTAATTATATTTACTGATAAACCTTCTAATGTAGTTATTGCTCAAGGTACTGGTACTCTTACATATGAAACTTATGACCCGCGTGATATTTTAATTCAGGTTAGTGCAAGTGGATATGAAACTTACGAAGAGCGTATTACGTTAGATGAGAATATAGTTCGTGATATTACTCTTACAGCTCTACCAGTTGAACAAGGTGCTGTAAGTCTTACAGTGGTCGATAGCGAAACAAAGGCCAAAATAGCCGCATACGTCTATGATAAGGACACGGGTGGTATATTAGGTCAAGTCACAAAAGATACGCCGTTACAACTCACTGGAGATGTCAATACGAGCCGAATTTTAAGGTTTGTTTCGTCGGGTTATATAGAGGTTGAACAACTGGTAACTTATGCAATTCCTACCGCAGAAGTTACTGTTGAAATGGATAAAGTTCCAGTTCAAAGTGGTACTATCTATGCAACTGCTGTAAATACTGAATCTACTGCTTTAGACGGTGTTACGTTTGAGTATAAACTCAGTACTGAAAGTAGTTGGAAACCTCTTGGTAATGATGAATCGACTACTGGTAAATCTGAGGTTGTTACAGCTCCAGTTGGAACAAGTGTTGATTTCCGAGCTTCTAAAACTGGTTATATAACTAACACTGGAACTGGTACGATTAATTCTACTGGTGAACATAGTGTTACTATTGTACTTGAAGAGTTACCGCCTGAACCCGAAGAGGTTTCTGTAACCATCAAGGCTTATGAAATTTATGATAGTAATAAACTTTATTTAGCTGCTGATATTAAAGAAATATCAAGTACTGGAACTACTGTTGGTACAACCAGACCTGATGAACCTTTGGTAATCACAAAGAATAAAGATAGTGTTATAACTTATTATGCTTTACCGTTATCTTCTGATTGGTATAATATTGGTAGTGAAGAAGTAGTATTTGATACTGATAAAACAGTTGAGATATTATGTCTTCGTAATAATAACGGCCTTATTAAAGTTCGTACACGGGATGCTTTAACTGGTTGCATGATTAGTGATACCATTTATGATGAAACTGGTAAAAAGATAGGTAACTGTGATTCATCAGAAGATGGTTATGTTAGTGAAGCTAATCCGATTGGTTTCGAACGTAATTATAGGACTTTAGGTGATACTCGTTATGAAGCTACTGAACCTGCATTGTTTATTGCAGCTAAACCTTCTGAAGCTGTTGTCAATTATATTGATTTACATCCGAAAGAAGGTCAAGATTATATAGCTCTTAAATTTGTAGATTCTGTTACTAAAGCTCCTATTACCACAGGTATTAGTTGTTGGTTTAATTCTTCTGTTAAAACTATCGTTACTGATTATCAAGGTATAGCTCATATCAGTGGTACTTATGATTCAAAGGTTGTAATTTTGGTTAAACGTAATGGTTACGTTGAATACAATCAAAGTTATGATAATCTTGCAAATCATAGTGTTACAACTATTGAATTAGTACCTGAATCAGTATTTGAAAATGATGGTATTGACTATATGCAAATCGAAGGTGACGGTACTAAACATCCTATATTTAGGGTTGGTAATGTCGAATCTAATTAACGGTTTAATGATATGAAAGAATCAGTAATTCGCAAAGTATTTTGTGCCTTAAACTGGCCTCCGAAAACTGGTGCTTTTCAGAAGTTAATTACTTTTGTAGTTGAAGGTTTAGCCACTAAGGCTGAATCTTCAACTGTTCAACAATTACAAACAAAAGTAGAAACTCTTGAAAGTATTGTTAATACATTACAAGAAACTGTTACTACTTTAAGTGGTAAAGTAAGTACATTAGAGAGTAATTATACTTCTTTGGAAGGTCGTGTAACTGCTCTTGAAACACCGCAAGGTTAATATTAATCTACAACTATGGCACAACTTAATCTTCTTGAACGAGCTACGGAAGCTGTCGTAATGCTTAATGGTAATCGTCGGCAGGTTCTTGATATGTGGCTTAATGGTAAAAAAGTTTGGCCAATAGATGAACCTGTTGTAGAATTAGCTGTTGATAAAACTCTTGTTATTCTAAATAAAGATAATAATTATCATGAAACCATAGCTGTTTTCGCAAATGATACAGCTGAATGGGAATTTGGTAATTAGTTTGTTATTATAGTTAATCGACCAAAAAAAAAAACAAATGGCAACTATTCCGAGTTATTTATCATGGGTTCCTAAAACTGGTACTGGAAATGCACAGATTAAGATTAATTCTGTGAATCCTTATACTGGTCGTGCAGATAGAAGCACTAACGTTCTCGGTAAGATTGTCGGAAAGACTAACGCAGTTACAGTCACGGTTATTGAAAAGGCTGCTGACGAATTTATTACTCCCGATAGTTTAAATATTAATGTTGCTAAAGGTGGTGAAACAATTCATGTAACTGGTAAGTCTAACTCGAAACTTCTTACGTTTACATGGAAAACTAACTTCGGTATTGCAAACGTAACATCATTTAAAGTTAATAGTAGTACAACAGCTACGTCTGGTACTGCTATTACTGGTGACCCCGGTGCTACTGGAGGATATACTTATGATGTTACTGTTGTTGTACCGAAGAATGAAACTATTAAAGCTCGTTCTGCAACTCTTGAAATCAAGGGTGAAGGTGAGAGTGTTGTTAAAACTATTACTATTACTCAGGCTCTTGGTGACAGCTATCTGTATCTCAATTCGCAGGGTACAACTACCGCAACTGTTACTATTCCGAAGGGTGGTGGTGAGAAGACTCTGAGTGTTCTGTCTAATGACACATGGACATTCGAACCTGCTGAATAAATTAATTAATCATTTATGAGTGTTATCACTAATAAATGGAATGACGGGAGTGGAGATTCAATTAATATTGAATCTCCCTCTTTTCAAGGAAATCAGACTGTTAAAATTTCATCACCTGTTCAAAAAGGTACTTCTAAAAGAAGTATGAAGTTTATTGGAAAGTGTAAAAAAGATTCCAGTAAACAAGTTATTCTTACTGTTGAACAAGAAGCATCTGTTTATACATATGATTTAATATTAAGTAGTGATAATATTGAAATTGCCGCAAAAGGTGGAACTGCAAATATTACAGCTGTACTTAAAACGTATCGTAATGGTAATTTAGTTAGTACAGATGATGTTACTCCAGTTCTATCAGGAAGTGCTACTGGATTTTCTATATCTGGTGTTACAGTTACTGC